TATGTGTCTCTTTCTGTCTGCAATCGGATTGTCTCCTCTGATGATGTCGTGTTTTCCGGCTTTGCTTTTGCCTTTTCTTTCAACTCCTGCTCCATCGCTTGAATCTTGCTGCGATAGAGTTCGATTTCCTCCTGCTGATTCTTAATTGTCTCATTGTATTTCTTTGAGGTTTTCATGCTGCCGTCAAGCTGCAAGGAAATCATGAGAGCGATGTCGATGTTCTCCATCTCTTTGTCTGTACACTCCCCGATATACGTTCCGATGCGTTCTGTTGATACCGAATAGACCTGCTCACATAAAACGGTGCTTGGTCTGCCTGTTGATCTTACCGTCACATGTGTCGGGAGATCTGTTTTCGGCTGTGTGGTCATATATACAATTTCAACGACATTGCTGTTTTCGTTGTTCTTGTTATTGCTCACAACGACCGCCGGACGGTCGGAGTGCTGCTCGCTCCCGCTATACGATGCCCCCCCTCTGCTGATATAGAACATTTCGCCTCTCTTGATGTTATCCATCACAATTCCTCCTTTTTTATCACTCTATACAGTCTTTTCGCCTTGATATATTCCTTGTATTCTTCATCGGTCATCATCACAATATTTGTTTTGTCCTTTATATCTTCCGCAAACTGCTCTTTGCTTTTTCCGTACACATCCGCACCAAAAATCCGCAGATGTTCAACTAAAATCCTCCCTCTGATGATTCCCTCTCTGATGATTTTTCCGCTCTCCGTTTCTGTGTCCTCAAATCTTTTCAATGTGTAATTCAGTGAGAACTCCATTGCTGCCAAAATCGGGTCTTTTATCTCTGTCATTCTACGCCTCACCGTCTTTCATGAGTTTGGTTGCCATGATGCAATATCCGTCCTCAATTCCGGTGTAATCCTCAAGAATGTACGTCACAAGCACCTTGACCATGCGTCCGGTGTTCTTCCCGTCTGCAAATTCCATCATCTCAAGAATGTCGCCTTTTTTATAGCCTCTGTCATTCTTCCGGAGTTCAAATGTTTTGATTCCGTTTGCCACATCATCGAAATAAGGCTTTGCAAGGCGTATCTGATGCACTTTTTGTCCGGTCTCCTGTGTATCTGACGGGAGGCTCTGCATCTTCTCCTCCTGCTCCATCTCACGGAGTTTTTTCTTTGTCTCACGGTCGATTGCATCCTGTTCCTCTGAATATCTCTGCTCGTCGGTCTTGTACGCCTCCGCACGGTTGTTGTACTGGTCGCATGAGGTACATGTTCCGGTCTTGACGTTGCATGTCTCATATTCGGTGCATGAGTAGCAAATGGATGTGATTCCCTCCGGATGCGGTGTCTCGTAATCGTCGCCCGCTCTTACTTCCGGAGGATTCATGCTGTTTTCTGCTGTGTCGGATTCTGACACCTGCTGCCCCGTTGCTTTCGCTTCTTTCATGTCTTTCACTTCTTTGTGTGTCAGTTCTCCGGTCTCTGCGAATTTCCCCAGTGCCTCACGCTGCTCGTCCTCTGTCATCCCACTCAATTCATAAGCTGCGGAGAATGTGAGGCGTTCTTTCTTGAGTTCTTCTCTCCATTCCGGAATCAGATTATTGTTGACCGCCTCAATCTGTGCAATCTTTGTTTTGCTCATGTGCAGCATCGAGGAAATCACATCTCTCAACCGTCCGGATTGCAGGTCATATCCCTTGATTTTCTTCCCTGCTGCTTTCATACGCTCAAGAGATGCCTTGAGGCGTGTTTCCTCCTCGATCATGTCGGAAATGGTCTTTGTACGGTATGCGTTGGCGATGATGATTTCGACCTGCTCCTCGTCATCGTCCTGCGGTGTAGTCAATTTACTGGTTGCCAATTCAAAGTCTTTATATCCCTTTGATACGAGGTACTTGAGAGCCTCCCAACGTCTTTCACCTGCGACGATTCTGTATTCGCCTTTTTCGCACGGTGCATATACGAGTTCAAGGTTCTGTTTCAAACCGGACAGGAGGATGTCTCCTGCCAGTTCTTCGATGTCCTTGACACTGTAAAAATTCATGGTATTACGGTACATCTTGAAAATTGAAATGTCCTTTGTCCGGAATCTCGCTCTCGGAGATTCGTCAATTCCTGCTTTGCTGTTTTTGTTAAGTGCGTCTTTGACGCTGAATCCTGCTGCCATCTGTTCACCCTCCTGCTGTTACTCTGTGAGTTTCTGTTTTTTTGTCTCGGTACGTTCGACGTTGATTTCGCCCTTGCTATTCTGTGAAATAGAGGCTTTCACGCCTCCACGGAGGTTCAATGTGACCTTTGCCAGTCCTCCGGTGTAAATCTCCTCGACTGCTGCCTTGAGAATCTTCACAATGCCCTCTCCGCATCTCTTGTCCGGTGTTGCTGCCTCTCCGAACAGTGCAGCGACGTTCTGCATCGCCTTTTCTTTCCTCTGTTTCTCTTTCTGATATTCAACTGCATCCGGGCAATTACATGTCATGGTTGCCTGTTCCTCTGCTTGTGCTGCTGTCAGTTCTTCGTCTGCCTCAATCTGCGTCATTTGACCGCAGAATCTGCATTTTGCTGTTTTCACAATGTTTCCCATGCGTTCTTCCTCTCTTTCCGGTCTCATGCGACCTCATGCAAAATAATTTTTCTGAATATGCTCTCGAATATTGGAACGGCGATGCTGTTTCCTGCTTGGTCGTATAATGCTTTGTAATACTTCCCATTTCTTTCCTGTACCGCTTTCGCCCTGTCGAAATCCTCGTCCGTGTACCCCATCAACCGCCAACACTCACGCTCAGTCAAATAACGATAGCGTCCATCGCCTCGGTCGATGACCTGTGCGGGTGTCCGGTCTTGTCTCGTTGTGATGGTATATGTACATTCTTTGATAACCGTCGCCCTGCGGATGCCTTTTTCTCCGATACATGCAAGGACGGACGGTTGTGTCACGTCGTAAACATCCGGAACACTTGCATCATCCTCAAGAAACTCCTGCAAATTACGCATCGGTGTTCTTATGAGGTCATCAAATTCAAATTTTTCTCCATTCAGAACAGAAACTGTGAACACTCGCTCTCTCGCTTGTGGCAATCCGAACTCTCTTGCATCCAGTACCTCAAAATTATTCGTATATCCTAATCGCTCCATTTCAACCATGTATCTGTCAAAATTCGGTCTCATGTACTTTGATTTCACATTCTTCACGTTTTCCCATATCACATAACGAGGTCGCCATTCGCCCATATTCTCAATGATATGTATTGTCTCCCACATGAGAGAGGAACGTGTTCCGCTCCCCTCGTCTGAACCTTTGCCTCGGTTGATTCTGCCCTCTCCTGTCGCCTTTCCTTGATGTCCTGCAATGCTCATGTCTTGGCAAGGTGAGCCATGAATCAGAATGTCCGGTTTCAGATTCCATCCGACAACCGTTTGTGTTTTATATGCCAGTTCTTCACGGAACATTGAATTGTACGAACGCACCGCCTTTTCATTGATTTCCACATAGTCGATTGCTTTCGTCGGAATGTTCAAATTTCTCAAGGCACATCGAGGCGACCCAATCCCTCCGAATAACTCAAGGATTTGTATTGTCTCGTTTTCCATGCCTTACCCCTCCATTTCCTTGAGCAACTCATGTACAACGCATCTGTAATCTTGAGACACGATTCCACACTTTGAAAATTTCGGGAGTGGTATCATTGCCGTTGTTGATTTCTCCGCAACAATGGAACGGCGAACTGGAGTGACAAACATGTCAAATCCGGATTCTGCTTTCAACCACTCCTCAACCTCAAGAGATGTCTTGTTTTTCTGTCGCATTGTCATGAGCGCCTTGATTCTCAAGTCCGGATTGATGTCTCTCAAGTCCTCAATCTGCTCCTCAAGGTTCTGCAATGCCTCGATTTCATATCCCCCGACCTTTACCGGAGCAATAATGAGTTCTGTTGCAATCAGAATGTTAATGACCACCATGTCAAGCAGTCGACCACAATCGCAAATGCAATAATCGTATGCGTCCGCTACCTCCTCCAACGCCTCACGCAATCGTGTGACTTGATTGTCCTCTGACTTGAGCAGCAAATTCATGTCCGTCTGCATGAGATAGCCATTTGCCGGAATGATGTCAACGTGCGAATATTCCGTCGGGCGAATCAGATCACTCGTTTTGTATGTACCGCCGACACATTCATGTTTCTCAAGCAGCTCACTCATTCCGATTCCGTCCGGTTCAAATACTCCGAACGTCTTTGATGTATCGCCCTGCGGGTCTCCATCTAACACAAGCACTCTTTTCCCCTGCTCCTCGCCCAACATATAAGCGATTGAATCGGATGTCGTCGTTTTCCCGATTCCTCCCTTTGGTGACATCACTGCAATAATTCTCATGTTGATTCCTCCTGTTATTGTCCTGTTATTTTATTTTCCCGTCCTTGAGGATGCTGTTGTTCGGGATGCTCATGTTCAAACTTCTCTCCCTGTGTGCTGAATCCGGCAAATTCAGATATTCCTCAATAACCTTGATTGCCTCCTCTGCCGAATAGCAGGTTGCAACAAAATGTCCGGCTGCTGCCATGTCTGCAAGGAACTCTTTCTGTGTCTCCTGCTGCCTGTTGTTGCCGAATTTCATCTCGACGAACAACCCGCAGTATGAGCCTTTCGGATATGGGAGTTGTAAGTCGGAAACGCCCGCCTTGACACCCATCTGTTTGAATTTCACCGCCTCCGCTCTGTTCCTGCTGCCTCCATTCGGCACATGGAACAACCACTTTAATTCCGGATAACGGTTCATGTTCCATCCCGCCCATGACACGACGTTGATTTGCTCCGTGTCCTCACTTCGTTTCGCATATCTCATGTTCATTTGCTTTCGCCTCCTCTTTGCATATTTCGTAATATTCGCAGAACAGACACACATGTTTGCAATCCTTGACCTTGAGCATGTGTCTGATTCTCTCAATGATTTCTCCTGCCCTCACTTTCCGACCACCTCCTCAATCTCTTTCATCCTCTGCATGATTGCACTGTTGTACGAATACACATACACGCCGTTGCTCCACAAATGTTCCCTTGCACCTTTTTCACCGTAGTTGTACGCTGCAAGTGCATCCTGCACCGTGCCGTATTTCTTGAGCAGGTATGAGAGGAAATCAATCCCGACCCTCACATTTTGATACGGGTTCATGAGGTCGGTGCATCCTAACCTCTGCATTCGGTCAGTGTGCCATTTCTCATATATCTGCATATATCCCTTTGACTGCCCGCTGTCTCCGACCTTGTCAAATTCATATCCGGATTCATGCTCAATGAGTGCCAACACAAGGGCATACGGAACGTCGTTTTGCTTGCACAGGCATCTTGTGTATATCTGCATTTTCTCCGGAAAATAGCCTTTATCTGCATACTGCTCCGGCAGGTCATAATATACGAACCCCTCAAGATCACAACTGCCCCAGTCCTCGGACATGGTGTCAAAAACCTTGTATTTGCTTTCGATCTCCTCTGCCGTCTGCACGATTGTTTCCGGATTCTGCACCGTTTCCGCATGTGTTGTCTCCTCCTGCGTTGTCTCCTGCTGCCTCTCCTCGACCTGCTCCGGCTTTTTGCTGCCGAACGCTGCCACGCACAACGCTGTCACAACTCCTGCGACCACGATCACACGAAACGCATTACGTCGCCTTGCTTGTCTTGCCCGTCTTTTCCGTCTTTTCACCTTGTAGCCTCCTTTTCCTCATTCGTGCATGTATGTAAAACATGCAATTAAAATCGTTGTAGTACACGTTTGCGTTCGTGAAATCCATGTCCGGATACCACTTTTTCAAAATCTCCGGAATTGAATCCCTGTCTTTGACCATCCCATCAACAAATGAGCCTATTTTTTTATAGCTGCCTCCTGCTGCCGGACGCTTGGAGTGTACGACCTTGATTCGTGGGTCTCTCAATCCCTGTGAACTGTTCCATCTTTTTTCCGACGGAACACGGTTCTTTTCTTCGACGATATAGTTCGCCATGCCGGACAGACCATTTTCATCTGTCTGCAACCTGCGAACTTCATTCCTGCTTGACTGTTTCCAACAGGATTCAACCGTCTCCATGTCCAACGCACCGTCCATGACAATGTGATGATGCCATCTGATTTCCGCATCCGGATTGTATGCGGTCACATAGACATATTTTGCGTTCGGGAGACCCCTCTTTTTCCTCTGATAGTTGATGCGTCGGATGTACTTTTGCACATTCTTGATTGCTGCATCCACATCCCCGTCCGGCGGGAGGTGTGCGTCATCATAGGTCAATGTCATCCAAATATCACGGTCGCTGAAATTCTCATTGATTAACCTCTCAACGTATTTCCGTGCGTTCTTGTCATTCAGATTCTTTTGAGCCTTGTTATTGTCTTTCTTGATAGTTCTCCCCTCCGGAGGTACTTCATCCATACTCCGGAACTGTGGGTATATCTCAATCTCAAACTGATCTCCTGCGGTTATCTCTTTCAAGGCATATACAACTTTCTTTCTGTGTTGGAACAGGTTCTCAATGAACCATTCGTGCATATCCTCCAACGCTTTGTTATATGCTGCCTCATAATCATACGGGATGAACTGCATCCCTTTCTTTCTTGCCATCTGACACATGTCTCCTATATAGGTTTTCGTAGACTTGTTATTATCTATTACGAGGACGCCCAAACCTCCGAAAACCCTGTATTTTCACGACCTTTCCGGTCGTTTTCGAGTTGCTTTTTCGTGTCAGATTTGCTATAATATTTTTTAGTGATAGCGACTGACACAATCAGTCAAATCAAGGACGACCACTGCAATGGTTGTCCTTTTTCTTTTGTTCTCATGCTCCTGCTTTATGTATGCCCCGCCACCATGACGGGGCGTTTTCATTAAACGGCTACAACCGCTTCTTTCTGCTCCCATCTGCGACGCTCCTCTGCTTTTCCTGCTGCCTTACCCTCGGCATACGCAGACATCACCATGATGGTCATTGACTTCCCCTCAAGGTCGTCGATATTCATAAACTTTTCTGCCATGCTCTCGATCACTGCTTTTTTCTCGTTTCTTGTCATTTCTCAACACCTCCTCGGATTCGCTCAATCTCTTTTTCTATGTTCTTTCCGGAATAATCTGCAAGCAGTTTTTCCGAAATGTGATACGTCCAAATTGAGGACATCTGCACCGCCGTTCCTATCGGAAGTTTTCCCTGTTGCATTGCTACCCTCACAAATTGCGGTGACACATTGAGGATTGCTGCTGCCTCTGTCGGCAATATTCGTCCTATATCCATCTTGATTCCTCCTGTTGGTGGTTCTCTCGGTCTTTTCATCCCGTCCACCTACTTTCCGGCATTGTCTACCGTGTTGATGCTTTTCACCTTAAAAATCATCGAAAACCTGTTGACCGACCACGCACTTTCTAGCAGGTGCGACCGCTGCCATGTTTCCCACGGTATCGCTGACGCTGTCTTTCGGCTTGCCATCGTCAGAGTGTCGGTTGCCATCCGGACACTGACGGGGCGACTGCTGCCCCGTTTCGGCTTTAATATTTCAGTTCAATCGGCTTTTTCTTTTCGTCGATGCAATCCTCATAATCAAAATCAAACCATGTGTCTAAATCAAGGTTGTGTCCGTCTTTTGCCAACTGCTCGAAATCTTTCTCCTCAAGTGGCTTGATGATGTATTTTCCTGTCTTGATGTCGATGTCCACAAGCTCAACATATTCGATGTGGTAATAGCATCCGTTCGGTGTCTTTCTGAAACCGCTGTGGTCTCTCACTACCATTCTTTTGATGTCTTTTTT